GATTTTCCTGATTATGTTAAAAAACAATTAGAGGAAAGAAAAAAAGTTATAGGTTCAAGTAAAAGAGGTAATAAAGAATTACTTTGGCTAACTAATAGAACTGGATGGTATAGGGCTACTTCTTTTGCACAGGAAGAAGGTATTATAGGACTTACAGATATTGATGGTTTAAGAAAAAAAAATGTTTTACAAGGAGGTACCCTTAATGATACTAGATTTGGTAATAATTTATTAAAGCAAGGCTTTAATGAAACATATAGAGAAGGACCATTAGGTTATAAACCCATGCCAGGTATTACTAGTTTAAGTGTAGGTACTGGAGGTAGATGGCAATCCTTATTAGAAGGCGATCTTTCATTTATTGCATATGATTTATTACAATTAGATGAGTTATCAAGAGCATATATGAGTTTAGGTGTCCATGTATTATTAGAATGGGGTCATATACCTTTTATAAATAAAGATGGACAAATAGATACAGGAAAACAAATTCAACCTTTAAATGTTTTTGGTTTTAAAGATAGAATTGAAATATTACAAGCAATAGAGAAAAAAAGAGAAAATTTAGGGGGTAATTATGGTGCCCTATTAGGAAGAGTTTATAATTTTGAATATAACGCTTTACCAGATGGTTCATATACTTGTAATAGTAAAATTATGGGGCCGGGAGGTATGGTTGATTCATTAAGAATTAATTCGGGAATAGGTTATGATAATGATAAAACTTCCGATGAAAAAGAACCTAAATATGCTTCCGATTTAGAAAATGCTTTAGTGTCTATAAGAAATGTAGCTAATTTACTTTTAGATCCTAAAAAAACATTCACAGATAAAGGACCTACGGGGGAAATTCAAACAAACCCAGTGACTGGTGTACCTATTGCTGTAGGAGATTTTGAAGTAAACGGAGCTTTTGAAGTTTTAGATGCAAGCAAATTATCAAAACCAATTGAAACTGGATGGTTGAGTGGTAATGCTGAATATGATCAAGTTACTATGATGGATACTTTAAATGAAATTTATGGAAGAGTTAGAGCACCCTTTACATTTATTAGTAAAGGGGGAGATTCCGGCGAAATATCATATAATACTAGTAGTGAAGATAACTGTACAACAGAACCTGATTTTTCCGAATATGGAAATGCCTACCAACTAATATCTGGGTTAAAAAATAAAAGTAACGTAGGTCTTAAAAAAATAAAGTTTGATGATTTATTTAAAGTTTATTCTAGTACCTTAATATCTACCGAAGATGAAGAAACCATAAATGCAAGTTTCATTACTTTAGGTCATTTATTTTGTTTAGTACAACATATATGCATTATTAAAGAAGAAAATGATAATGAAAGTAGACCCTGCATACATATAGATTATCATCCGGATAATACTATAGCTAGGATTGGAATAGTTAATGCTTCTATAGACCCCACTACATGTTTAGTTGAATTTGGAGGAAATGATGATAATTTAAAAACTTTATTATCACCTTTAGATACAAATCGTAAAGAACCATATGATTTTCAACCTACAGATGCTACACCTAATAATGAAAAAAATATAAGTACGGGTTATACGGATATTTTGAGTGGTAAAATTAATCCTAAGTTTAGAATAGGTACATCTATATCGGAAGGGGGAAGATTATTTAATGTGTTAGTAAATCTAGATTATGCTTTAAAAACTATAGAAGTTTTAAAACAAAATTCTCCCATTAGAAGAGTAGCAGTTAGAGAATATTTACAAGCTATAGTAGATGGAGTAGATAGATCTTTAGGAGGTTTAAATAATTTTAAAGTAACTTTTGAGGATAAATCCCAAACTCTTAGAGTAATAGATTTAAATTATGTTCCCGAAAAAATTGATTATCTTACTATTCCTCCTTTTGGTAAGGAAGGTATTGCTTATGATTATTCTTATTCAACTAAAATATCAAAAGAATTAGCCTCTCAAGTAGTAATAGCATCACAGGCACAAGACAAGGGCATAAGAGACTTTCCAGATGATGTTTTAAGTTTTAATAGACTAAATAGAGGAGTAAAAGATGCCCTAGCGGAGAAAATAAAAAATGATGATGAAGTTTTTGGCCCGGAAAATGATCCTAATTTTATTTCTAAATTAAGAGGACCACAAGTTATTTTTAATCAATTATATAATATTTATTCTTTAACTGAGGAAGGAAAAATTAATGCCCGATTATCTAAAAATTTAGTTACTACTTACAATGACAGACAACAAAAATCATTAAATCAGTTTTCTTTTGACAAAAAAGAGAATAATATAGGTGTATTAATGCCTTTACAATTAACTATAACTATAGATGGTATTTCCGGCATATTACCTTACTCAGCTTTTTTATTACCTGATGATAGATTACCTGCTAGATATAGGGGTAGAGTAGCATTTATAGTATTTTCTATAAATCATGATTTCGAAGGCAATAAATGGACTACTACATTAAGAGGTCAAACTATTATGAAACCATAATTATGAGCTATATACCTAAAAAATTAGTAAATACTGGATTATATGCTACTGGGGACCAATTTTTAGATCTTCAAACTAAAAAACCATATAGAGGTCCTTACCATTCTAATGTTAATGGAACAATATTTTCAGGAGTGGATCCTTATGACCCTAATAAAAAGAGATTAATTCCTAATCCTGATTCAAAATCTTATACTCCTCCTAAAACTAGAGTATTAGATACTCCTAGTAATAATCAATATAATACTTTAAATAACACTAATACACCATTATTAAAATATGGTGAGGATCCTAAAAGTTTTACTCCAAAACCTATTATAAAGGACTATGAAAGAGGTTCAATAACTAGATATTTTGCTAAAAGAATAATAGAAAAACCTAATAGAATAATAGAAGTTAATGCTGATGCATACAATAGTATACAAAAACGAGATGGTAAATTTAATTATGCTGTATGGAGAGTACATAAAGTTTTATGGAGAATTTCTGGTAAAAGTGAAGAAGAAGTTACCAAAACTAATAAAACACAAGTAGATAATGCTAATAAAAATTTTCCTGGTATAAAACCATATTTAAGAAATTTACTTCAATTTTACAAAAAACGTGAAGATGTTGAAAAAGTTCTTGGTTTACTAGGTAGGGGAAGAAGAAGAAGAACTAGACGTGCAGCCGGATTAAGAATTCCTGCTCAAACCCCTAGACCTACAAATACCCAAAGAGGAACTAGGAATATTCCAAGAGGAGACTTATATTAGTTATGAATAAAAGGTTATGTATTATATTGTTGAAACAGAAGAACAACTAAACAGATTACATTGTTCAGGAAATGATTGCTATATTAGTATAGTAAATATGAATAATGAATATCATCCTGCTTTAACTTCTCCCTGTGTTATTTATTTCCGTACATTTGAGAGTAAAGGATATATATTTCCTATAAACCATTCTGAAGCATTTAAATTATCTTTTGCTAAAGTAAAAGAATGGATTGAATCTAAGTATGAAAAAATTTATACTAGAGATAAAAAAAAGTGTTTATACCACTTTGATTCTGATAAACTAATAGATTTAAATTATGATACTGAGTTGGATTATACTACTATTTGGTCCCGTACTTTTACTAAGCATGGCAGCTTACCATTCTGTACGTCCCTGGTACCAATCCCGAAAATTTATGAACAAGAGGAAAATAGTTTTGAGGAGATTAAAAGAAAAATCCCAAAACAAGTAAACGAATTTTATAATACTACTTTCCCAACTGTATTTAAGGCCATAGAAGAACAGGGCCTAAAAGTACATCCTGATTATTTTGATAAATACTTTAAATATCATGAAAAAGAATGGTTTTATCATGGAGATACAGTGTATACTAAGTATAATCTATATAATCTCACCACACGACCTACTAATTCATTTAATGGCGTTAACTTCGCTGCTTTGAATAAAAATGATGGATCTAGAACGGCATTTATACCTAAAAATGATATGTTTTTTGAGTACGATTATGACGCTTATCACGTAAGAATACTGGCAAAACTAATTAATTTCCCATTAGACAGGGACTCTGTCCATACTCAATTAGGACGCATGTATTTCGCTAAAGATACGTTGACCGAGGAGGAATACAATCAATCTAAAGAGCTAACATTTAAACAACTATATGGAGGTGTATTTGATAAGTATAAAGATATACCATTTTTTAAAGCAATGAATGAATATGTAGATAAATTATGGGAATTATTTAATGCTACAGGTAAATTAGAATTAATAGGAGGTAAAATATTAGATAAAACAGAAATACAGAACCCAACACCAAATAAAATATTAAATTATATAATACAATCAGCTGAAACATATAATAATGTTGTATCTGTAAAACAAGTAATAGAATATTTGGAGAATAAACAAAGTAAGGTTATATTATACACATATGATTCATTTCTAGTTGATTATTCTTTGGCGGATGGTAAAGAGGTTCTGGAAAAAATTAAACAATTATTTGAAGTAAATGGTTACGTTATAAAGGTTGCGTATGGCAGTAATTATAATTCTTTAAAGTATATATAATATTTATTATGGATTACGAAATAAACTTTGACGATTTGGCAAATAAATTATTCTGCACATTTACCACTGAGGATGCGTTAGATTCTACCGTTGATACTATAAAAGGGCAATATCAAATCTTATTTAATAAAATATTTGTCTTATATGTAGATTCAACTAAGGAATATGTGTGTACTTATAATGTTGATTCGTTCAATATGTCTGATAAAATATTAGACAACACAATATTACTACATAGAAAAAAAGAATCTAATACTCTTTACACAATTAATGCCCTAAATGATTTAATCCGATCATTAAATAGTGGTAACCTCGATACTAGTTTTAAAGTAAATTGGCAAGATTATAAAAATTGTATTTTGCTAACTACCGGAGGTGAATTAAAAAAATTAGATACTAAAATACATGAAATAATTAATTTCTAATTTGGTTATCTAAAAATAGGTTATTACATTATTAAACGTTTCATTAAAAAGTTATAAAAAATGGATTTAAATTTAATCTCAAGCAAGTTAGAACAACTTCAGTCCACATCTGGACAAAACAAGACCCAACAAAAATTTGATAGAAGTCAATATTTTTGGAAGGCACCTATGGGTAAATCACAAATTAGATTTGTCCCATTTAAGGAAAACAAAGAAAACCCATTTAGTGAAGTTTATTTTCACTATGGAATTGGAAGCAGAACAATGATTTCTCCTATTAATTATGGTGAGAAAGATCCTATTGTAGAGTTTTCAAAAGAACTTCGTAAAACATCTGAACCCGAAAACTGGAGACTAGCTAAAAAGTTAGAACCAAAAATGAGAGTTTTTGCTCCTGTAGTAGTTAGAGGTGAGGAAAATAAAGGAGTACGTTTTTGGGAATTTGGAAAACAAATTTACCAAGAATTACTTAGTTATGCTGCTGATGAAGATTACGGTGATTTTACTGATGTAGTGTCAGGACTTGATATGACAGTAGAAGTAGTACAAGGTAATCCTTATCCACAAACTTCAATTAGAGTTAAACCTAAACAAACTCCATTATCAGATGATAATACATCAGTTGAAAAATGGTTAGCTGAA